GCTTCGATAATCTTACGGCAAAACTCCCGTGAATCCTCTACTAATGTGCCTACATATTTGTAGAACTTGAAACCTAAGTCATCACTAAGTAACTGATTGTATTGTGCTGAATATTGATTCAGGGCATCCGTGACTATCTGCTTAGAATACTTCTTTAATGCCCCGTCGCCGTCCGGCGTATCGTTTAAATATATTCGCACTTCTTCAATAAAATCATCAATCTTACCACCGGTTGTCACATTCTTGTTAAGAATATCCCTAACCCTATTTATTACACCTGCGTTCAGTCCTTCTTTACCCATTGATTCAAGTGTGATTTCAATGCTTTGTTTTTGAATCTCTGCAAGGACGGCCGGCACGGTGAATTTCCCGACTATCGCCGTAAAGTAGGCATTCTGAAGTTTTGTTATTTCAGTGTAAGTCTTTATTACCGTATCGAGTTCCTTGTAATATTTGCCGTCAAGTATCACCTCATTTATACGCTGTTTGATCTTCGCTATCAGTCGCACATTCTTCAAGGTTGGTGTAATAGTACCATCCTTTCTGGTGTCAAGTTCTTTAGCCAATATAAGCACTTCTCTATACGCCTGCTTCTGAACCGCCGGCATAGCGTCTGAAAAATCCTTTGCACGCTTCTCTAAGAGTGTTGTCAGTTCTTCGATTATAGAATCCCCCTTCTCCATTATGCTATAATATCAGTCCGTTGCTCCTCTTCTTGTATAGGTTGTGTCTTAACGGCATTTATCTCCTCCCGTTTCTCCTGTGCGTATATTTTCATCACAGCCTGCTGCTCATTAAGTGTAAGCATAGCAAAATTTTTATTTTCATTCACTGCTCTATTTACAAATTCATTGATATTAGCATTAATCAACATATCCATCTCAGAGATTACCCCAAAAGTTTTATTCAGGCTGATTGCCTCTTCACTCATACCGGCAAAAGGATCGAGGCGTAGTTTTAATTTCACAACATCCCTAACATAAGGATCATTTGCGAATCTCTTTTCCGTTAGGTCAAGTTGCGTTGCATTGACGATTGATGGGTCAACCTTCGACTCAATCATCTGTTTAAGTTCATCAATAAGCACATTTGCACTGATCAGATCAAACCGTTCCGGTACGGTGATCTCAGGGAGCATAGATTCGAGTGTTTCAATATCTGTAATTGTTTCTTTATATCTCCACGCATTAATATCATAGATGATCTCTTTGAGGATGCGTACGTTGTCCATTGCAATAGAATGTACCATAGAATATAATTCTTCACGGTCAACTTGCTTGGCCACTCCTGACTGCGCTAAAGGCACATCCGCCAAATATTCCATGTTGATGGATGCAAGTGCATCGTAAATATGCTGCCTGATCCGCTCCTCCTGCAAACGGGCTATATCAGTATTTTTCTCTACATATCCCATCGGAGGAGTAGGTATCTGAGGCTCGCCCGCTGCGGGCGCACGTAAGGCTAAATGCTCAAAAGGATTCACAGGAGCAAGTCCGAGGCCGTTACATTCACCACAGCGTACAGGCACGGAGTTCTCAACAGGAATCATCCCCCTCCCTTTACACGATTTACATTGCTGCGGCTGCATTGCCCACATTGTCGAGTGGATATGCTGCACTACTTCTGCCTGCAAATCAGAATATTCACGCAGTACTTCATTAAGCATTGGCACGATCCCGTAAATGCGACTTTCAAACATTGTATAATCCTCTGTCTGCTCGATGCAAATACCACGCATTGAACGGACCGGTAAATATCCGAGCATATTAGGCATATTAAATACTTCATTGAACTTACCAGATCGAGGCATATAAATGAAACATTGAATAGTATCATTCTGTAATATGTAAAACTTCATGCCGTCATCAAAGGTGTCTCCCGATTCTGTATATCGATAGGAATCAGATTCGAGTAAAACATAAAATTCTCCCTCCCTATAATCAATGATACGATCCGATGTATAGATAGTAGGGATAGGACGATAGTATTCATTTGTCTGTGAATCAAAATTTACCGGCAACGTCAATATCACTGCATTGGCATCAATAAGATAATACCTAAATGCCACTGACCAATACCATTGACTGACAGACCCCCATACAGGAATGCCATTATTGATATATTCCTTCAATGTTTCATCTTTAGCTATCCGTGACGGCGTTTCCTCATCAAACATAATAGTGAAATCCGGAGACCTTGGAATTTTCATCAATGAATTATACACCTTCGTAAATACAGGTTTTGTCTTCGGCACAAATATCTTCCTCCTATATTCACGTATCTGATCTGATTCGGCAGGCCTACGTTCCCCTATTAATTTCTCAGGGAAGATACCAGAGGCATGAATATTCATATCCTCTGCAAGTTCAACTGTCTTTTTATAGGTACTATGTCGCAGTTTGCGTTCTATGTATGGTATTAAGAATTGCGATGTAACAGATGGCATGGGCTTTGTTTTTAAATAACTTTACGCTCTTGTAACTGGCTCATTTTATGGCTGACAGATAGTGTCTGCAAACCCGTTTTATATGATGCATTCTTGCACAGTTCATCATAAATCAGTTTTTGTTGTTTCGGGATCATCTTACCTCCAAGGGAGAACATAAGAAAACCACGTTTAACATCCATTGCATTAGCAAACTTTTCGGCAGCATACCAATACGATGGCTTAAACGGAGACTTATGAGGTTTTGCTCCTTCAGTAATCATTCCCATCATCAGGAATGGTTCATCTGGTTTATCACCGGCGAATGATTTTATCGGTAGGTTGGTGTTAGTGTAATGACTCAGAGATGATTCAAAGATAGCCTTTGACTTATCTCCTGTCTTCCAATAGATAAATTCGCTGCTAAGATCATACCAGTAAGGCACTCGTAATGAGGAGGAATCTATCCATTGACTTACACCCTTTTCTGGTTTTTGTTCACCTCTGTTGGCGATAGTAAAATCATGCTGCTGCAATGAATTGAACATCTGACTAAGGCTGTGCATTGGTGTCACTATCGTATCAGCATCCATGAATATGGTAAATAGATACGGAGTATAATGGTGTAAATAGTATTTCAGTTTAAGAGGCGTACACTTACCGGTTGAATTATAGTGGTCATTTTCGGGAGTAATGATCTGATCAAATACAGACCGCTGCATCGTTGAAAGATGGGAGATTCCAATTTCATCTGCAATAATACTTACAGGAATATCCGGCGCATTAGCTTTTATGCTGACAGCTAAATTATAGGCATAGCGTCCGTATAAAGAGTGTTTTGTAGCTATTGTAATAATACCTTTCATAATTAATACGGCAATATCATTAATACGTTAATCGGTACGACGCTCGGATTCACCATGAGTGCAAACCCTGAATAGGTAGAGGTATAATCCCCCGTGCCGTAAACAGCTATGTTTAAATTCGGTGCTGAATAGGTTACGCTGGCTGATGTAACAGTTCCGGATAATAATCCTGTAAAGAATGATTGAATATAACTGCTTATGGAATTAAGACCTAAAACTGTAGTAGCATCTTGCCCTGATTGTGTTGCATACGAACCCTGACATACTTCCATAATCGTAAAATTGGATGCTGTAACGGTTGTTAGATCGAACGATCCTACTATCTTATACCCTACCATTGTCGATGGTGGTGTAGTGACGATATTAGTCGTACATGGTTCCTGTGTCATCACATTGCAGGAAGAATTGAAAAGCACCTCATCTTTTACTAAATCAATTCGTGATTGTGATAAGTTTCGCTTGTGATCATCCCATTCAGGCTCATAGTCTTTCACAGGTGCGAAATACACCTCGCTGTCTATCGTTAGTACATCGGATAAAATCTGCAATCTGATAACATCATGTGTTTTTTCATCTACATAATCAAACCAACACTGACGAATCTTTCCAGATTGCGCCCATGAACGTGAGTAATTACCATTGCTGTATAGGTATTCTTCTGCTGCGGCAGGATACCGAGGGGCAAACTGCAATATGCGTAGTCTTTGAATGAGTGTAAACACCGGAGCTGTCACCGATCCGAAATAGAATCCAAACGCATAACCGTCACAGTATGCTTGCAATATAAAGGTGCAGTCCCATCCATTGGTATCATACCTTAACGTATTAATTGAAAGATATTCGATAGACTCCTGTTCTTCGCAGGCTGATGTTATCAAAAGCCTGTTACCGGCATCGCATGGTAATTCAACAGGGTTCCCTCCATTGGTAATATCATCAATATTAAAACACCATGTAATTCTATCCTCTGCAATTTCAAATGGTATCTCATCCGTTGCAGCAATACCACTTTCATTAGTTATGACTAACTTGTGAACTGAATTAGCCAAGTCCCCAGTATCGAGTAATCCATAATTACTAACGTTTATTTGACTTACACATCCTAAAAAATCATCGTAAGGACGGAGTATTAATTGCTGACTGCCGTCAATCGGTACACCGTAAAATGTGTATTGTCCATTGACTGTAATGCTACCTAAATAAATACTGCCTAAGATAACCTCCAAGCCTCCCTGTGTCATATCTGTCACAGTTATTTCTACCGAATGGTAATTACCATCAATAAAATATGCCTCGTCGTTAATTAAATCACCACCAATGCCTTCAATTGCACAAAAATAGCCGTACTCATTTGAGGGATTGTCGGTATTTATTCCATACGTCCAACTTGGTGCAGGCACTATGTTTATATCATCCCTCCAACAAACACCTGCCTGCCTGCCAAATTCTGTTATTGTAATTTCAATGGTATCTCCTGCAATGGGTGAAGGGTTACTGAAAATAAACTGAAATACGTCGCTTGTATCAGTGCTTACAAGATAAACTGTATATGTACCTATCTCATTATACTCATCTGTGATAGATGCAGTTCCAAGTTGAACATAAACTCCTGACGTTCCCGTTAAGGAAGTAATTTCAAAGGTTATGTAAAATACGTTTCCTGCCGCATTGCCGACAGTATCGAGCATTTGACAAATATCAGAACCGCTAACTGATCCATCAAAAGCCACATGATTAGCATCTGAAGAACTCCATCCATCACTCGTATCCCATCCGGTTATATTGCCCGCTTCAACATCTATCATATCAGCGTCACAGATAATATCCTCCTCACATGGGTTCATAATCTGCTGAACGCATAAAATATCGCTCGGAGCAACCATCTGACCATAATCTGACGTGTCATTATTCAAACACGGTTGATCCGGCAGTGATTCTTCGAATATAAACGGCTGATTCGGTATAAGACTAAGTGACATCTATTGTTGCTTTGTTGGTGAGTAATTTTACTGATGCGGTTGCTTTTGCATGGTTATACTGTATTTCACGAATCAACCCTTTTCGTGGTAATTGCCCTGCCATAGAAAATTCAGCATATCCGTAGGGACTGGCGATGATACTTTCAAATTCACTTTTAGTGAGGGGGTAATCAAATTCATGGGTGCGGATAGGAAATGTATCTGCATCATAGGTCTGCCATACGGCACCATCAACGGTATTATCTGCCACCTCCCAAAAGGATGAATTATTGAAAGTGAAAGCGATGGGGTTGACTCCGGGAAGCATCTCAAGTCTTACTATTGCCGTATAGCCTTCGGGCATCATTAAATCAAAAGTGCCTCCAAAGGTATAAGTACCGGTTCCGCTAATAGCATATTGAGAAAGCCAAATATCATCTTGAAACCCTCCACCGCCATCAAAGACTCTTAATTTAAGAATGAAAACGATCCCTGTGCTTGCATTGGTAACATTTACTGTAATGCTTACTTCGTGTGAATAAATTCCTGTGAGCAGTGCGGTAAAGTCATTCACTCCATCGTAATACCCTCCGATATTATAAACCACATTATCAAACTGGAGAACAGGGAACGTGCCATGTATTACAATTGTACCGAGAGTCTGATCAATTGTTGCCTTAAATGTCCCTGTCCCAACAGGCGCAAAGAACGAGGCGATGGCAGTAGGTATTTTATCGAAATATCGAAGTGCTGTTTGATAGTTAGTGAGTAATTCATTATACTGATATTGTGCCGGTGATGTTTGAAAATAATTTGTATTTCGTGTTCTGCCGGATGTAGAACTGCTCAATATAGAATCAATTAGAAATATATTTGCATCATAGTCCTGCGATGCCGTTTCAACTACTTGGTAAATCAAATAGCTTGCACTAATCCAATCACAAGACACATCGAGAGTGTTGTCAATATTACACACTCCTAATACACCGAACTCCTCTTCATTAAATCCGAAAAAAGGAATCTGATCAATATTTAAAGGACTAAATAAGTCCGTCGTTTGTCCCCCGAACTTAACAACAGAATAAAGTTTCTGTGTATCGAACTTGCTGTTCACCTCATCAATATCTGTGAACGAATAAACGACAGACGTTTGATTGAAATAGGATTCCGATTCTATCCTCACGAATTTAGAGCCGTTCACATTTTCAACTGCCAATATGATAGGTATCTTGTTATTGACCTCATTCAATACTGTGGCAAGAGAAAATATGTCGAAGTCTTCTAATGAGTTTAAACGTAATCGTTTGCCAGTCACAATACATAACCCCTCCCATTCACCCCCAATATCAAACGTATCCGAAGCAAATGTTAATGATCCGTCACTAACAAAATCAATAAAATATCTGAACACGTCATAAATGCGAATAGCCGGGATATTCGATTTTAATAGTGCATTGTTACTGATCCTATAAATATCAAGTTCATACGTAGAGGATGCTGTAATAGGTATATTATTCTTTGACCTCCCTGCCTGCGGGGAGGTTTTAATGTTCTTATTGTTGTTAATCTTAGCATAAAAGGAATTGTCCTGAATAGTAGTGGTTATTATACACGATCTTTCGTTCACTTCACAGTCAGACAAGAAAATATTTCCAGAAATAATCTGTATCCAATCATTACTGCAATTTTGTTGGATGGATACATCGACAGAAGTACAGAAGCCAACCGAATTAATTAGTCCCACAAGATACGCATACGCATCCCCTGCGAATGAGTACTGACCATCGGTAGTAAGGAGGATCGTATTATTTTTATCATCCCTCTTAAATACAGATTTTAATTCAGTCCAATCCGTTGGTGAATCATATATAGTGCCATCAAGTATAACCCTGAACATTTTTTAATTTCTTCTAATATCTATTGATTTAGTCAGTTCATTCGCTATGATTTTACCTACGATCTTTGCATTTGTTAATTCAACATGATTATTTCCTTTTATCAATTTACCAAGTTTACGGTGATCAATCTTTGCGTCTATGCTGTTTTGTATTCTGCCAGACAACCGAGCTTCAACGAATGAATTTATCTCACTTGCTTTTATCTGCTTATTAAATAATGCTTTTATTGTAGGATGGTAGTCTCTATTCTGCTGTGCCGGTATGACGGCCTCATTGGGGTGCAATATTGCCATTCTACCACCTTCGGAATCTAAGTTTCCACCTTGAAAATTTAAAGTACCCTTCTTAAATGATGGTGCTTCAGCAGATAGGATTTTAAATAGGTTAAGTGTTCCTAATGCTGTTGCCAATGCTATGGCTGCCGGGACTGCATTCGGAGGTGTTACAGCAAGGGCATTGATAACACCTTGGGCTGTTCCCATAATCGCCTGTGCAATCTGGAATTTTTTATTCTCCTCGAACTGCTTAATTCGTAATGCCTTTACTTTATCCTGATATTGTTTTTCAGTCAGAAATCCATCTTCTTTAGATTGTTTTAAATTATTAAAATCATTTTCATACATCTGATTGTTCAAATCCATTATAGAACTACTCAAATCTGAGTATGCCCCGTATATGTCTGTGAAGAGGTTGGCTAAATCTTCACGCTTCTGTTGTCTTTCGGCTTCGGAGAAAAATGGAAGTTGTGGTAAATCGGTAGATAATTTAGTGATGGTCGTTCCAATCACCTCCATCATCTCACGGGTATTTTGTTCAATTACCTTCGGTGAAGGAAGAGGATTGATTTCGGTGGGCACTGCTTTAGCCTGTTCTGCCTTGACTCGATTAATTTCTTTCTCTGTCGCAAGGATACGATCCAATTTAATAAGCAACAACTCCAACTCATCCCCGTTTTTCTTTCTCCGTTTTATCAGTTCATCCTCCTGCTCCTGTGTTGCTTTGCCCAATGAAATTGCTTTATCCAAGGCTGCATCTTCTATCTTAGCCCTCTGTACCGTTAATTGCAGGATTTCCTTTTCTGTCGCTCCTCTCGCCTCCGCTTTCTTAATCTCAAAATCTAACTTCTCCACTCTTTCATCGAGTAGTTTATTAAAGGTATCTCCGAAAGTCTTGGAGGCAGCATTTATGTCCGCCATGCGCTTATCGAACTGCTCGGCTTCAAACTGTGCATCGCTGATACTTTTCTCTACTGCCACCCATGCTAATACCAACGCCCCTAATGCTACTACAATAGCACCGATACCGGTAGCCGTAAGGGCTGCCGAAAAGCCTACTGTCGCTGCCGTTGCCCCTTCTGTTGCTACGGCTCCCGCTGCGGTCGCTGCTGCCAGTCCTGTCTGCGCTGTGGTGGTGATACCAAGTACTAACCGCAATTGAGTGTAAACATCTTTCAGTTGTAAAACAGAGTTGATACCTTGCGTTATGTTCAATACCCCTTGAAACTGCTGCGCTAACTTGGTGATACGCTCGTTCTCCACCCCGAAGACCTGCAACGCTCCCGTAGCTGCTTGGAACGCCCCTTGTACTCCTTGGCCTAATTTGACGAAGGCATTCAGTTTAGCATCAGGATTAAGAGCATCCAACACATCATTCATATCACCGAGCTCATCCTTTAGTGCTGCTGCTCGCTTGGCTGCCTCCCTTGCCTCTTTGCTAAATGGGCCAAACGCCTGTGATAACCTGACGGCTTCATTACGGGCTTCAGTCATCTGAGTTCGCAGAGATTTACCACTGTCGGCAGAACTACCAACAGCTTTTGAAAATTTACCCATCTCGACACCTGCCTCTTTCAGTGCATCGTCAATGCCTTCAATAGTACCTATCATTGTATCGAATTTCTTCTTGTCATCTTCGGTAAGTTTACCCATTTTGACAAGTTCCTCCGATGCCGATTTGATGCCGGACAGATCAGCTGAGAATTTTAAAAGTATATTTTCAGTAGCCATTGAATCGTTATCAATATATTTCCATTACTATACACAACCCACCGGCTCCGGTTCCTCCCGCTCCGGACGATGTGCCGTTAAGAGTTCCTGATCCTCCACCCCCACCAGCTCCATACAGACCACCATTTCCTCCGGTCGTATTTGCAGGATTGTTTCCGGCTCCGCCTGTTCCAAGACCAACTCCCGCATTTAACGTATTGCTGAATGACAAAAACAAGCTCTGATTATTTGCTCCATTGGGAGATGACCCCGATGTCGGACCTGCTATAAGTACACCGTTCTGATATACACTACCACCTGAATTAGCTGCTACACCTGACGTATTAGAACTATTAATACCACCACCACCTCCACCACCTGGTGATCCTGCGGTTCCACTTAATCCTGTTATGCCCTGCGCCGATGTTGTCGTATTTCCTGCCGAACCATTTGCACCTTGGATAGCGTAAGGTCCATATGCTGGTGAACATGATGCTATTGCACCACCCGCTCCCGCTGTACCTGCTGCTGTTGATCCTCCACCGCCTCCACCACCTCCTTTTGCAACCACCAACGCACCGAAAGAAGTATCTCCTCCAGTCCCTCCCGCATTTCCGTTAGAAGACGTGCTCGCCTGTGCTGCTCCCGATGTGCCACCAGACCCTATCGTAACCGTCACCGTTGCTGTAAGATCAGCAGCCGCTATATTTCGCCATACAACAGCTCCACCGCCTCCACCACCGCCACCGAACCGGTTCTCCCCCGCTGCACCCTGCCGTCCTGATCCTGCACCTCCACCAGCACCGACGCAAGTGACAAGCACCCGTTTAAGACCCGCATCCTTTGTCCATGTTCCGGACGAAGTAAAGGCAGTGAAGATCACTGATTCCTGAACCGATGAAGATAGTATATGCCATCCCGTCTCACGACTCCATTCTAACGTGTCCCCTGACTGTAACAACGCAAGGCATAAATTATACTCCGTCCCGGACACATCTTTATAAATTCTAATCTGACGGGCTACAGTATCTGAATTAAAGACACTCATATAAACTACCTGCCGTGTCGTAGATGATGCGGGGGACGCTACAAGTGTCGTATCCGTAGTGCCTGCCGTTGATCCCTGAGTACTCGACTGAGGAAGGGTCATGCCCGATGAGGTAATATCCTGAAAGCTGGCAGTAAAAACAGGCTCCGTCGTCGTTGCCGTTGCATCAGTGACGATCTCTATTCGGTCATTGGTAGTTGATAGATACATTTTAATAGGCTGCTATTAATGCCATGATTTTACTGTTTGATGATGCGTTTAACTCCCATACGGTTCCCGAACCTGAGACGGTTATATCTCCCTTATCCCCATCTGAAACGCCACCACCGCTTCCCGCATAGCTGTTAATGATAAGATCAACTGCTACCTTTAATAAGGCCGCCGATGCCTCTGATGGAGATATGCAGTCTGAATATAGAATTAAATATTGTTGTCGCAGTTTGCCTGTTTCGAGATCATGAGCATAGAAGATTAGATAATCGCCGTCTATAGCAGTTGAACAATAGCATTTTTTAAAAACTATTTCAACTGAATCTTCGACCACCTTTAGGGTTGTGTCCGTTAAGCTAACTATAGAATAAGTAGCCATTAAACAAGTGCCCCAATCGCTTCAATTAATGCCTGTGCTGCTTCGATCGGTGACGATTTAGGTGTGCCATCGTAAATCCAAGTGTTGTATTCTGCATTATTGATCTGAAATGAATGATGATTGCCAAAATGAACGACAGCCATATTTTCATAAACCGTATCATAAATGCAGGATACAGTAGGCCCGACGAAATAATAAAACATATCTGAAGTTATCACTCCTGAGAGTGTAATTGTTACACGAACGCTTAATAAATTAGCTCCCCCACCTACTTGGGTCGGAGCTCCTATTGATATTTGATTTATCATTTTATTCTGATTTTTTAGTGTGTTCTAATAATAATAAATATTCCCATAATGTCAGTTTATCACAATTAATACCATATCGTTGGTTAATCATTATTCGCTGTATGAATCCTTGTTCTGCGGCACTTGTGATACGAGAGATTGCAGCGTCTGTAATTGATGGTCGCTTATTTTCTTCACGGTTGCCAAATAACTCGGCAAATCTTCCTTTGATAGCTTTGGCAACGGCAGCATATCCACGAGCCGCTGAGAGATAAAAAAAGGGTCAACCGTCGATGATGCCTCCTTCCATCTTGCTATCTTTATTTTATTGTAGTCAGGATCGTAACTATATGGACTTTCATTTTCATCGAAGTATCGGACAGATGCCATTTTATAATAAATATCTTCCGTTGCAATGGGGAAATTGACACGTTCTTTTAACATAGTGACGATCTTTACAAGATTCAATATGTTTATTTCTTTTGGTGATTGAAGTATTTTTTCAAATGCAAGGATAAAATCTAATAGATCATCCTTTTTTATTCTCATGTCCCATTCTTCATATACCTGTAATGCCATCATTCC